CTGGCGTTGAACTACCAGTTCTTCCGGGAACTGCTCTTTGCGCTTGAGTATGGCGGCATCTTTGTCCTGTTGCATGACGAGCGAAGTCCGGTTTTCCACTGCGACACTGGTTCCGATTCCGGCGGCATCATGCCCTTTGTGATGCAGTTCGTTCCCGATGGGTTGCGAAGCCGGGTGGCTTCATTGAGCATGCAGATGCTGGCCAGGCACATCGCTGACTCAGGACGGCATGCGGACTGGATCGGCGACTTCCGGCAGAAGTACGGCCTGTGACCACCGATCAGGTAGACGCCGCCTCATACGTGGTCACGCGCCGCCCGCAGTTCCGGCATTCCCGGCGGCGCAGGATGCGTCCTCCGATGGACCGGCGGGTATAGAGAACGCGGAAGAGCCTGCACCCGCACGACGGGCATTCAATGCCGCGCTTCTCCTGTTCGAAATGGACTGTGGCCACCGTGACCGGCTTGGACGTGTCACTCATCGCCGTCTGCCTTTCTGGAGCGCAGAGAGTTTCATCGGCCCCTTCTTGGTCGCGGCCTTGGCGTCCGTGCCGGGCAGGATCGCGCCCTGGATCGAGGCGGCCACGGCACACCCGACCAGACCGTCGAGCCAGTGGTTGTCCTGCGCTTCCGGCCGCATACGCCACTCGTCGACCACACGGCCGCGCCCCTCGGTCCGCACCCGGTACTCGGCGGTGAGATGCTCGGCGAGAAGCCTATGCGCCTCGGCGTCGCGGCCGAAGAGCGAGAGACATCCCCGGTCGCCCATTGGGACCGCCAATCGCGCGTGGATGAAGCTCTTCCAGAAGTTGGAGTCGAAGACCGCGTGCCGGACGGCCCGTTTGCCCTGGACATTCGGAATGCGCCAGTTCAATCCGACCCGGTCGCCGCGCCTGCGCTTGTACTCTGCGAACGGCATGCTGGCCGCGCCCACGAACCGGCCATGGCTGGGAAGCAGGACCGCCGCGTGCGCGCTCTGGCGGCAGAACTGGTAGACCACGTCGGTCGAGGTGCCCCAGTTGGCGTCGATCAGGCAGCGGTCCACGCGCATCATCGCGCCGTCGTCGCGCCGCCACTCGCGGTTCAGGTACTCGCCCGTGAGACGCTCCAGCCCGGCATAGATCGCGCCCTCCAGTCCGGTGCCCTTGGCCGCGAGTTGCAGCGTCCGCTGCGCGTCCCGGAGCGTGAAGTAGGCGCGCCGCTGGTCGGGGTAAGCGCCATAGTCCACCACGTAGCCTGTGAAATCCTCCTCGAACGCCGCGACGACCCAGTAGAGGAGCTTGCCCTGGACGTCGACAAACATTGTCAGGTGCGCGACACCGACCGGGATCTCGCCGCGCCGCATGCCATTGAGTTTTCCGGCAATCTGGTCGGCCGAGAGGAGTCCGTCGTCCTCGACGCCCTTGTCCGGCAGCGGTTCATTCTGGTACTCGGCGAAGAACGCGGCCTCGTCCTGGAGTTTCAGGTTCATGGCGTGCTGGATCGCCGACGCCTCGTCGTGGTTGAACCGTTCCGGCCACGCGACCTCCGCATCCTCGTCGAGCGCGTCCTGGTTGGCGCGGTAGAACGCCGTCGCCCCGCGCAGGTCGCCGTGCTTGCGAAGCGATTCGGCCCGCGCCTCGGCATATTCGCCCCACAACTTCTCGTTCGAGGGGAAGCGGTACACCATCCGCGTCCGCTCTCCGTTCCATTCCGGGTGCTTCTCCCGGTCGAGGACGCTGTCGGCCATGTCGCCGGGACGGATGACCGTGCAGGGCATGATTCCGGAGATCTTCTTGCCGGGACCGGCGAGCCCAAGGACCGCGCCCGCGAGGATGCGTTCGCGTGTGGCGCACTGTGAGAGCGACCGCGCCGACTCGTCGGTCTGGGGGTCGTCGAGCACCACCAGCGTCGGCCGGACGGTCTGCCCGTCGGCGCGCTTGTATTTCATGCCCCGGATGCGGCCGGTGATCCCGGCTACCTTTATGATCGCCGCGCTGGCCCTCGATCCGGGCATGGTCGGGAGCACGATCTCATTCGCCGTCCACCCGATGTGCGTCCGCTCGCCCTTGTAGAGTTGGCCCGAGCAGCGGTTTGCGATGCCGTCCAGGCATCGGATCGGGTAGACCACTTCGGGGAAGTCGGCCTCCAGGATGTCGTTGCCGTCCAGTTCCATCTTGATCGAGTCGAGCATCTCGACGGCATGGACCTCCGATGCGCCGATCAGGCAGACGAACTCCCGGTGGCCGTAGAGGACGGCCCAGAGACAGGCGCACTCCGCGATGCTGGTCTTGCCGCTCCCGCGGGGCATGGCGAGCGCGAAAAGACCGCCGTGCAGGACCGCCTGCTCGATGCGGCCGATCACCTTCAGATGATCCGCCGACCACGGCAGATGGAACGTCCGGGGGAAGTACGCCTGGCAGAAGAAGCGGAAGTCCGACGCGGCTTGATCCTTGCGCTCCGGGTCGGCGACGGCGGGCAACTCACCGATGTCCCGCCCGGCCTCCGAGAGCGCCCGGTTCCGGGCGGCGGCACGCTCCTTGAGCGCCTCATACTCGGCGGTCGGGTCCACGATCTTCCGGGGCGCGCTCCGCTGCTCGACGAGCCATGCCACGTACCGGAACAGGTCCACCCGCCGCCCGTCGCCGATGCGGAACCCGGCCCGCATGCGGTGGCGGTAGAGGTGGCGCTCGTCGATGACCGTCCCGAGCGGCGTTGAGTTCAGCAGCCGCGCCAGGTCGGCGGGCTTGAGGTTTCTGGGGTCAATCGCCACGGGCAGCCACCTCCTTAACCAGCCACGCGGCGTAGTGGACGAGGTTGACAGTCCCGTCCGGGTTGACCGGCGCGCCCGCATCCACGTCCCGGCGCAGCATCTCCGGGGTGATCGTCCGACCGGCGCTCTTGGACAGAAGCCGGGCCAGATCGGCCAGCGGCAGGGCCGTCACTTTGATGCCCGACGGGGGTATAGAAGCACTATCGGGCATGGCCGCGCCCCCCATGCACATTCCGTGCCTGAATGGCCGGATTCCCGCGCCCGGACGGCCGGAAAAAAGATGCAGAAATCTTCGCTGAAGCCCTTGGCTTCCCGCGCCATAAATGGCTCACATGAAGGCGCTTGCACGGATTGGGCCGCGCGGCGGAAACGAAAGGAAGACGACGATGACGACACGGAAACAGATCGAGGCCGAACGGATCACGCGCCAACTCAAACAGACCGCCGCCGAGCGGTACGCCGACCAGCGCAACGACGTGGCGGTCCTGATGGACTGCATCCAGATGGAACTCGACGCGCACGCCGAACGCGCCGCCGCGAAGGCGACCGACTGGGGGTACGTCGGGGACATGGGCCGCATCCGCGAGTCGATGCGCGACATCCTCCAGACGCTCCTGATCGGACGGCACGGATGGAGCGAGACCGACGCGGCGCGCTTTGTGACCGACCACCTGGAAGCGATGCGCGAGGACCGCAGCCGCTAACCCGAAAGGAACACGACGATGACCACCACGCACAAGATCGAGACCCACGAATGGCTGATGGCACGCGGCCGCGACGGCGTCCGCAGGATCGAGAAGTTGGGATGGCCCCGGCTCGCCCGCATCTACCGCGCCAACCGCCCGAACAGCCCGATCCGCAGAGCGATCAACGCCGAGTGCCGCCGCCTCGGGTACACGCCGCGCGTGATCCTCGGCATCAACGCCTGAACACCAGAAAGGAACGACGCCATGAAGGTCAAACGCATCGAACTCGAAGGACGCGCCGGACGCGTCGCCATCGAACGCGAGGGCGACAACATCCGCATCGACAGCATCATCAGCGACCCCGGCAAGGAGCAGGCCTGGTTGACGCGGGTGGTCTCGTCCAAGCAACTCGTCCACGCCGACGCCAGCGAGAACGAACTCTGGAGCCTCGCCCAGATCATTCAGCGCCGGTGCGACGGCGTGCGCGGCACGAACGGTGACATCGATGACTACTACCGCGAACTGCAACGGTTCGCGGACTGAAAGGAGAGCGCCATGAACGAACAGACCATGCAGACCACACTCAACGCCCTGATCGCCGAGGCGATGCTGACGCTCGACCTCGGCGAGGACCTCTGCGAGGTCCCCGAGGAGATCGCCAACGTCGAGTCGGTGATGACCTTCGAGGAGGCGGGAATCCTGACTACGAACAAGGGGCTCGTCATCCGCATGAAGGACCGCCGGGAGTTCCAGATCACCATCGTCCAGAGCAAGTAACAACAACCCGCCCGCGACGCCGGGCACAACCGAGAGGAAACGACCATGACCGACAGCAAGACGCAACACACCCCGGGACCGTGGAAGGCCGTGGAGGCACCGTACAACCCGAAGGGATGGCTCTGGGTCCAGAACGGACCCGGCGCGCTGCTCGCCGACGTGCACCAGAACAAGAACATCCCGCTGGAAGCCAGAAACGCGAACGCCCGCCTGATGGCTGCCGCGCCCGACCTGCTGAAAGCGTGCGAGGCCGTACTGGCGGTTCACAACCTGCCACGCGGCATGAACGAACGGCACGGCGTCATGGCGATGGTAGAGGCTGCCATCGCCCAGGCGACGGCGAACGACTGAGAACGAACTTGGCCGGGGCATGGTGCCGTCGGCCGCAACGAGGAGAGGAGAGACGCGATGAAGAAGTCGGGAACGAAGAACGCGGGTAAGCAGGAGAAGACGGTGAAGGAACCCAAGCCGAAGAACGGGAAGCCGAAGGCCGCCAAGGTCGAGCTGCCGAGCGAGCGGCTGGGCGTACCGCCCACGACGCCGGACGTCGACACGAAGGTCGCCGCCGCCGAGGCCGAAGGCAAGCCGGAGCCCGCCGCGCCCGCCGCCGAGGCGAAGACGCGGAAGAAGACGGTGCGCGAGGACGGGACGATGTCCGGCCTCGACGCCGCCGCGAAGGTGCTCGCGGATGCGGGCGAGCCGCTCAACTGCAAGACAATCGTCGAGCGGGCCGTCGAGAAGGGCTACTGGAAGAGCGGTGGCAAGACGCCGTCCTCGACGGTGTACGCCGCGATCCTCCGGGAAATCCAGAAGAAGGGCGACGCGTCCCGGTTCGTGAAGGCCGAGCGCGGCATGTTCAAGATCAAGGCGTAGCATCGGACGATCCTCCGATCCGGCCAGCCCCAGCGCGGGAAACCGCGTCTGGGGTCTGGTCGGTCATGGCCTCGGGCTCCACGAGCACCACCGGTTTCTCCATCTCCCGCGCCAGCGCGATCTCCGACTGCACGCCGCGCGATTCCCGCCAGCCGTCCAGCGTCAAGACCCACATCTCGGAGCAGATCTCCAGGAACGGCCTGTCGAACCGCTGCCAGAACACCCAATCGAGTGGGAGATCGTGCGCGGCGATGGCGTGCGAGTGCGCGATGGGCGAGAAGACCGGAATCCCGCACCGGAGCATCCCGGCCGCCTGGCGGCAGACGGCCCTGAAACGCGTCTCGCGCACCACCGGACAGGGATGGCTGTATGGACTGGCGAGGTAGATCATTGAGCCACCTCCGCCGCGACCCGCTCGGCCTTCTTCCCGGTGAACTCCTCCCAGCGCTTCACGATGACGTCGCAGTAGAGCGGGTCGAGTTCCATGAGGTACGCCCGTCGTCCATTCCGCTCGGCCGCGATCAGCGTGCTGCCGGAGCCGCCGAACAGGTCCAGGACGTTCTCGCCCGGCTTGGAGGAGTAGATCATCGCCCGCTCGGCGAGTTCGACCGGCTTCTCGGTGAGGTGCACCATCGACTGCGGGTTGACCTTCTTCACGCTCCAGACGTCGGTCGCATTGGTGATCTCCGGGTTGAAGTAGTGCGCCGCGCCTTCCCTCCAGCCGTAGAAGCACCATTCGTGGTTGCCCATGAAGTCCTTCCGGGTCAGGACCGGGTGCTCCTTGACCCAGATGACCATCTGCGAGAAGTACAGCTCGCTCTCCTTGAGCGCGTTGGGGTAGTTCCAGATGTTCGTGTAGCCGCCCCAGATGTAGAACGACCGCCCGTCCTCCAGGACGCGCCGGATGTTGCCGAACCACGCCCGCAGGAGCCGCGCGAACTCCTCGTCGGATATGAAGTCGTTCGCCAGCGGCCGGTCCTTGGGCCGGAGCTTTCGGGTTGTCGCCTTGGGGAGATCGCTCCAGTTGCGGCCGATGGGGTGCGCGTCACCGCTGGATGACGCCTTGCGCCGGATGGCGATGTCCATGCCCTGCTGACCGATAGGGTGGTCGCCCGATGCGGCGATGGCGTTATTGCTGCGGCTGGCCACGCCGACGTTGTATGGCGGGTCGGTGTTCACCAGTTGGACTCTCCCTCCGTCCAGGAGCCGGTCCACGTCGGCGTCCTTGCTGGAGTCGCCGCACATGAGTCGGTGGTTGCCGAGCACCCAGATGTCGCCCGGTTTAGTGACCGCCTCGTCAGGCGGTTCCGGGACCGCGTCCGGGTCGGTCAGCCCGTCGGTGCCGCTCGCACCGAGCATCTTCTCCAGTTCCTCGGACGAGAACCCGAGCAACTCGAGGTCGACGTCCATCCCGCGCAGTTCCGACAGTTCGATGGGCAGGAGGTCCATATCCCAGGACGCCAGTTCCGCCACCTTGTTGTCTGCGATCCGGTACGCCTTGATCTGCGTCGGCGTCAGGTCGGTGGCGACGTGAACCGGGACTTCCTCGAGGCCCAGCTTCTGTGCCGCCTTCCAGCGGGTGTGCCCGACGATGATGACGCCGTCGGCGTCCACCACGATGGGCTGGCGGAATCCGTACTCCCGGATCGACCGGGCGACCGCCTCGACTGCGCCGTCGTTGTCGCGGGGGTTCTTGTCGTAGGGTTTGATGTCCGTCGTCTTGCGCTGCTCAACCTTCATGGCATGTGCTCCTGTCGTTGTGGCCCCGGCCATCCGGGCCGGTGCCGTTGTTCGAGAAATCCGCCGGGTTCGCGCCCCGTTCGCGCCAGGTTGCGCCAGGGCGCGACCCTTCCACCGAACCGGCCAAACCTACGGACCCGCGTCCCGGACGCGGCGTGGCGCGAACCTGCGCGCTTGCCCGCCATAGCCTCGGCGACGGCGGGGCCCCTGGCGTCGAACCGGACCGGCAAAACAAACTGTCATGGACAAGGCGACTGTTCCCGCGCGCGTCTCGGCGCTCGTTGCCCGGCGGAGTACCTAACGCATGCCTGCCATGTTTCACCGTTTCACCCGGGGGTCTCAT